TGCTACTGACAAAGAAGTAAAGCATAGATTTTTTGTAAATAAAAAAGAAGTACGTATTATGGCAAGTAATCCAAAGCCATATGATATTTTTCAAATAAACAATTATAATGATTATTTAGAAGCCATCGAAAAAACTACTACAGATATGTTTTGGGGTTATAACAATCAAATTATTATACACAGCGATTTTAATTTTGATTATTATATTAGTCATCACAGTAGTGATAAAAAATCTAACCATGCATGGCTAAATGGAAATAATTATAATGGTGTGTTTTTGTTTAGTAAAACTAAACCTGTATCAGAAGAAGAAATACTTTTTAGAGATATAAAAGAAAAAATTGAACACAACACAATTGCAAGTATGCCTAAAGATTTTGAAAAGTTTAAGATAGATACATACGACGAATATAAAAATGCATTAGATGTTTGCAGCAGTGATATGTTTTGGGTTATACCAAATGATGTAGATATTGCCGAAGATTTTACATGGGACAAATACTTTCACGATCAAGAATCATTTGATATGAAAACCAATCATGTGTTTCTCAATGGTGAATCATATGACGGTATTGTACTAATGTGTGCAAAAGCAGAAATCACAGAAAAAGAATTTGAACACAGATTTTATGTAAACAAAAAAGAACACAAAGTTGTAGCAAGTACTCCAAAACCTTATCAGAAATTTACTATTGACAGTTATGAAGATTATACCGAAGCACTATATAATTGCAATACAGAAATGTTTTGGAGTGTACCAAGTGATGTAGAAGTTGCTGAAGATTTTGATTTCAATTTGTACTTTGATCACCATAATACATATGATAGAAATATAAATCATGTATTTCTAAATGGCGAAAACTATGACGGTATTGTGCTGTTTAGTAAAAACGTTCTAGTAAGTGAAAAAGAAATTGAGCATAGATTTTTAATTAAAAAGAAAGAACACGAAGTTGTAGCAAGTACACCTAAACCTTATCCTATCTATACAGTAAACAATTACCAAGATTATTTAAATGCAAAAAAAGATTGCAACTATGATTTATTTTGGATGGTAAATGATAGTTTCTTACCTGTAGACAATTTTGACTGGAACTTTAATATTACGCATCATAATCAATATGAACGTAAAATTAATCATGTATGGAAAAATGGCGACTACTTTGACGGCATTGCTCTTACTAATAAAAAATTAAATATTAGTCAACGTGAAATTGATTATAGATTCTTTGTCACTAAAAAAGAATATAAAGAAATAGGCAGTATGCCCAAGCCTTATGATATTGTGTTTATTAGTAATGGCGAACCTAATGCAGATGATAATTTTGATTTATTAAGCGAAACGTTTCCAAGAGCAAAACGAGTTATGGATATCAAAGGCATTCATGCAGCACATAAACGTGCAGCTGAGTTAGTTGAAACAGACATGTTCTGGGTAGTTGACGGTGATGCAGAAATAATTGACGGATTTGATTTTAATTATTATGTACCTGCTTATGACATCGATGGTAAAGATACTGTGCATGTATGGAGAAGTTTAAATCCAATTAACGGACTTGTTTACGGATACGGCGGTGTTAAATTATTACCCACTAATCTAACTAGAAACTTAGATCAAACTACTACTGACATGACAACAAGTATTAGTGATAAGTTTAAAGGTATAGAAGAAATGAGCAACACAAGTGTATTCAACACAGATTCTTTTAGTGCATGGCGCAGTGGATTTAGAGAATGTGCAAAACTTTCAAGTAGAACTATTGCTAGACAAAAAGACGACGAAACAGAATTTAGATTAGATGCATGGTGTACTCGAGGCGCTGATAAACCATTTGGCAAAGCAGCTATTGCTGGAGCAAAAGCAGGCAGAGCTTTTGGAGAAGACAACAAAGACAATGCACAAGAGTTGGTAAAAATTAATGATTTTGAATGGTTAAAAGATGAATTTAAGAAATTATATCAATAACTTGTAAAACAGTTTTTAGTTTATTTTGATTAATTTTACTTCTAAGTGTATTTTGTAAACCGTGATGTAATGGCTTTGGCCATGAGCCAAAATTTACCCATGCATATCCGTCGTGTTCTGAATTTAATTGTGGAATAAATTCTTTTTCTATTACACATAGATATGTGTGAAAATGAAAGTGCTCGTCGCTACTAATAAAAGTTTCTAATGGTATAGTTTTTTTAATATCGGGCACATGTCCTATTTCTTCGGAAATTTCACGTTGCAACCCTTCCCAAGGAGTTTCTTCGCCCTCATTAGTTCCGCCAACTAATCCCCAGAGATTCTTTGCTTTACTTTGTGTTCTATGAAGAAATAAAAATCTTTTTGTCTGTAGTGAATAAAACAAAGCACCGCTACATATAATACTATTCATAAAAATAGTTATCTTACAGTGTTATACTCCATGTGCCTCTTGGATAATATCCGTCTATTGCAGTTTGCCAATAATAATTATTCCAGTAGTATTGTTGTCCAGTTGTTATATTTGTGACATATGTAGTTTCGTTATTGGTACTACCATCCCAAATAATATCCCATTTAGATCCGTCCCACTCAACTATATCATTTGCATCTGCAACAAAATCGCTATTATCTGCATTCTTCCATGCTGCTGCACCGTCTTCATTTAAATTTAAAATATACTTGACTTCGTCGCCTGCATTGTAAGGAACATCTAATGTAATTAAGAATTTATCACCTGCATTAGAACCTGTTGCTTCTACAGCTAATCCGTTTACATAAACATTAAAACTTGTGACTGTTTCGTCACCAATACGATCTCCAAGAGAACTTGATAAAATATTAAAGTCTAAATCGGTATGGATTTTGTTATCACTGTATGTTGCTTCAAAAGTTCTATCAACTTTAAATCCTAATGGCCCTAATAATATTATACGTGTACCAACTGTCTTTACACTACTAGGATTAAAATCAATCGGATTAACAATATAATCTATTGTTCCGTCAGTTTTAGTTGGTCCTTCTATTAGAGTATTGCTAGGTAAAGTATCTGTATCCCAAACTATTTCTATAGTAAAATCATCGCCTGATTTAAGTGCAAACGTTCCTACAACTTCGGTATTTAATTCTGCTCTACGAATTCTAATTTGACTTATTCCTGGTTGAAATCTTGCAGGTAGTTCAGCTTCTAATATATTCAGCCAATTTACTTCGCCTACACGCAATTTTCGATTCAATGCAAGCTGTGCAGTTTCTTCTTGTACAATAATATCAAAGTTTCTATAACTTGTCACAAGAGGGTTGTTAAGATCCAGTCGTCCGTTTCCAACACTTGCACTACCGTTGGTCACAATTGACCCGTCTGGTAGTACAGTTGTACCACTTACTGCGCCTTGATCTGAATCTGTAGGAGGATTAAATCCTTCTAAACTAACTGTGCCTTGTTCTGTGTTGAATACACTTGTTATAATATCTGTAATAATTCCTAGTTTTTTAACTTTAGTCGGTGGCGAAATGTATATAGGTGCAGTAAAGCCAATTGTAGCAACATCAATATCATCTTGTGTTCCTACCGGTATACTTCTACTACTAAAATTTATATCTTCTAAATACAGCGTTGTTAAACTTGTCCAATCAACATAGTTGTCTGTTGTTTGAAATTCCAAGTCTGGGTTGAACAGCATAAAGATTTGTTCTAGTATTTGTAGCTTTTGCTCAGTGCTGGTGCTCCAAACATCTATGTTTATTGCCAGAGTATAAGGAGTAGGATGCAATCTTTCAACAGTATAACCCTTAGCTTGTTGAGATATATAGCTGTTAGTATCGCTGTCAAATTCTTTTTCACGTAAGTTTATTTTACTAACAAAACTACTATCACTAAGTCTTGCTCTGTCCATTTGTAAACTAGTAATATAAACACCAATACGTGGAGCACTTGGCAGCTTGTTTTCTGAATTTTCTCTTATAATACTACCGACTTGTCTTGTAATATCTCCATACATGCACGGAACTCTTGTTAAATCGCCATCGCCGTCTTGATAACTAAAGTTGCTAAACACTCTAATTATTTGCGTAAGGTATCTACGTATTTGTCCATCATAAAAAAACTGCATTAATTACTTGCCTTTGCTCTCAGTGCTTTACTTAAAGCCTGTCTTTCAATTACTTCTTCACCACCAATTGTACTTACAGTAGTATTGTTAATAAATGTGCCTTTTAGGGTATCTCTATTATCGTCTGGTGTCATTGATGTTCTTACAGAGTCTTCTATTTTACTCCAGGTATTTCCATCGTATCTAAACAATCTATTTGGAAGTAAATCAACTCTTAAAAAATAATCACCTACGGCTGCACCTGCAGGAAATCCACTGCCTTGGCTGTATGGAGCACCGTTAGGCGGTATACCATCACCAACTAAGTATCCCAGATACCCGTTGCCATCAGGTGTGACAAAAACTGTATCACTGGTTATAGTACCGTCAACTAGTAAGTCTTGGTAGTCTGCACTAACAATTGCAACTTCGCCTCTTTCATTAACACTAAGTGTATAGAATTGTATAGTACTATAACCACTTTGATTTGCATAACTTTCGGCTTGTGCAATTACTGCATCATTGATTTGCATTTCCTTTTCATATGTACTCAATACATCTCGAAGTGTATTTCCAGCTTCGTCGCCTGCATCTAAATCAAGTATATCTTTGTATTCTTGTGAATCCATTATTTGTTTTACTCTAACTCTATATAAATGCGGATACCATGTTTGACTAAAGCCTTCTGCTGCTCTTGTCACTTCATCAACTACATAAAATCTTTTTAATGCTACACTATAATCGTTTGCTGCATATTCGTCAATCAAATGAGGTAATTCAAATACATCACCTGGCATAATTTTTCTACCTAGTGTTTTGACACTAGAATTAATATGCATTGTCATAAACAATGTATCATTTTGTAAAAATAAACCAAACTGACTTAAATCAAAGTCTTGATCTTGTACATTATAGTGTGCTCTTACATTATAGATATCGGGATCGTATTTTCTATCTCGGTTTTCTAAAAACAATAAATCTTGTATATTAGTTTCTGCTACAGCATCATATGCTGGTTGTTCGGAAGTGGCCTCATCGGCACTTACAGATTTGGGTCCTAAATACTTGTGTATTAGTAAATCTGTTCCTCCCACTGTGAATTGTTCGTAGATTATCTTATCTAAGAAAAAGTAATCGTTTGACCTCTCCGGCCTATATAGACTTAAACGTGGCATACATATATTTATGATAAATACTGTATGGAGAACTTTGATGGTAGACAGCAACTTAGCAACACAAAAACAACAGGTATTTGATTATGTAAACGCAATGTTAGGCGGAGGCATGGTTGATGTCGAGCTTGATCCAATTCATTATGAAACAGCGTTAACTAAATCATTAACCAAATATAGACAACGTAGTGAAAACAGTGTAGAAGAAAGTTATGTCACTATAAAACTAAACCAAGATCAGAATGTTTATACCTTGCCTCAAGAAATTATTGAAGTAAGAAAAATTCATAGACGCAACGTTGGTAGTAGACTCGGCGGGCTCGGAGGCAGCGGAGGCGGTAATCCAATTTCTACACAGACTATTACTGCTACTGCTGGACAAACAGAATTAAATGTAAATTATAATTTATTATCAGTTGCTACAATCAGAGTTGAGATAAACGGAGTTGCTACTTCTGATTTCACTACCGATAGTGGACAAAATAACATAACATTGATAAATCCGTTAAATGCTGGAGATGTTGTAGGAATAAAACTTTTTCCAGAAGGTGAAAATACTGGCGGCAGTTTGTTTGAGCCATTTAATCTAGCATACACAAACACTTATTTGTTAGCAGGTTCGGGCATAGGCGGATTAGCAACTTATGATTTCTTTGCACAACAACAAGAATTAGTAGGACGTATGTTTGGTAGTTTTATAGAGTTTACATGGAACCCTGCTACAAGTAAATTAACCATACTTCAACGCCCGCGATCAGAAGAAGAAGTTATGTTGTTTTGTTATAATTATCGTCCTGATGACCAATTATTAAAAGATTACAAGTCACAGCAGTGGATTAAAGATTATACACTTGCTAGTTGTAAATACATGCTAGGCGAAGCACGTAGTAAGTTTGCTACTATTGCTGGCCCAGGCGGTGGAACATCGTTAAACGGCGATACTCTAAAGAACGAAGCAATGCAAGAGATGGAAAAGCTAGAAGCAGATTTATCTATGGCTGTAGCAGGCGGTACAGGGTATGGATTCTTAATTGGATAAAATAAAAAAAGTTATTGCTGGCGGTTGTAGCTTTACAGCAGGCTCAGAATTAAAAGATTGGGATGCACAACAGCCTAACATAGGAATTTTAAGACCTCGTAGTGATTTTACATGGGCTAATTGGCTACAGAAAAAAATATACAAAAACGCAACTGTAGACAACACAGCTATTCCTGGTAGCGACTACGGCGGATGTGTTAGGCGTGTAATTTTTCAAACTAACAAAATGTTAAAAATATATAAACCTGATGAAATAGTTGTTTGTATTATGTGGACAAGTATTTTACGTAGGGAATATCCAAGAGTATCTCCAATTGATACAGAAACACTTAACGACGACGAAGATAGATTTTTTAGTTCGCTTCCTTCAGATGGAGACGGTTTAAAGAGTTATTGGTCAATTAGATCAGGAATAGAACGCAGACAATATATTTCCGACGAGCATTTAGCTCGAACACTTATTGAGTTTTATACAAGACGTGCAACTGCGGATAATCATATATATTATCCTTTACAACAATTAGAATATCTTACCAGTTGGTTAAAAATGCACAATGTTAAATTTTATTACACATGCGCTTTTAATGATTTATTAAGTCTTGAACATCATCAGCCTAATGTGTTTTATGAAGATATGAAACAAAGATTAGATTTAAAAAATATTGTGCATACAGAAGACAATCAAGGTTTCTATGACTGGGCCAAAAAACACAATTACAAATGTGGAGAAACAGACCATCCATTAGAAGCAGCACAAGAAAAATGGGCTGATTTATTTTCTAAATACATAGTTGACAAAAACAAAACTATATAGTATAGTTAGTGTATGCGTAAGAAAAAGTTATTAGTAATAGGACACGGCCGCCACGGTAAAGATACTGTGTGCGAGATCCTACGAGACAAATACAACTATACATTTGAAAGCAGCAGCAAGTTTTGCTCAAAGTTGTTCATCTACAATGATCTAAAAGACAAGTATGGATACGCCGATGAAGATGAGTGTTATGCTGACAGACATAATCACAGAGCAGAATGGTATAATGCTATCTGCGATTATAATGTTCCTGATGCAGCGACTCTAGGTAGAGAAATGTTTGCTGCTTACGATATCTATTGTGGGCTACGCAACAAGCGTGAATTCTTTGCAATGCAAAATACTGGAGTGTTTGATTATTGTATTTGGGTTGATAGATCAGATCACTTGCCTAGCGAGTCTAAAGACAGCATGAGCCTAGAACATTGGATGGCAGATTTTACAATTGATAACAATGGAACATTGGATGATCTTTGGTTTAATATTGAACAGCTAATAACACATTTGCATAGATAACTACGCACTTAACCCCTTAAAAAGCCCGTTTTCCACCAGATCTGCTAAATAATACTATAATAGCAATGTTTAGGAGAACAACAATGGCATTAACATCACCAGGTGTAGAAGTCCAGGTTATTGACGAGAGTTTTTATACTCCAGCAGAACCGGGTACAGTACCTATTATATTTGTCGCTACAGGCGAGAATAAATTAAATGGTGCCGGAACAGGAATTGCTCCTGGTACCACTAAAGCAAATGCTGGAAAACCTTACCTACTTACTTCACAGCGTGAACTTGTAGATACTTTTGGTGATCCATCATTTTATGTTGATAATAACAACAACCCAATCCACGGCGGGGAACAAAACGAATATGGTCTTCAGGCAGCATATTCTTACTTAGGTGTAAGCAATAGAGCATACGTAGTACGTGCAGATGTCGATCTCAATGCAATCAATGCAAGTGCAACTGCAACTACTGCTAATCCAGCAGATGGAACATATTGGTTAGATACTGCTAACAGCAGATACGGAATTTTTGAATGGAATGGCAGTGCTGTTTCAGTAAGCAACACTACAGGGCAAAGTTTTACAAACAAAACACCTGTCGTAATTACAGACTCAACTAAAGTAGTTGGCAGTGGTGATTACACACCGAAATCAAGTGTTGGATCAATAGGAGATTATGCTCTTGTTGTTCTTACAACTGTTCCAACATTATATTATAAAAACACATCAGGTAATTGGGTTGTAGTAGGAAGCGGAGATTGGAAAGCAAGCTGGCCTTCA